TGACTTCAATCTGCCACTCATCATGTATGTTAGCAACAAACCTATAGTCAATAGTGTTTAGCTTTAATAGATCATCTAACATAACCAATGCTTTCTTCATTAGGATAGCACCTGCTCCTTGTAGTAAGGTGTTAAGTGCCGCATGTTTGTTACGTATGTATAACTTCCTGCCGTCTATCCCTTTAAGATACGTTTTTGACGCTGCTCTATCAACTCTTTCTTTAAGAGTTCTATATGCAGGGAGACTACTAAGAAAGCGTTCTCGCAATCGTTTACCTTCTGCCCTGCTTCCTTTAATAATGCTTCCAATCTTTTCATCTCCGGCTCCGTAGACGAGTGCATAGATGAAAGTCTTTGCCTGATCTCTTGATTTAAGTCCAGCAAAGTTTTGGTTAGCTGTGTGAATGTCTCCATTAATAATTTCATTTATGTACTCCTTATCATCCATGTAATGTGCTAACATGCGTAGCTCTAATCCACTTGCATCTACACCTACAAGTTTGTATCCGTCCTCAACAATCCAACAAGACCTACACTCTTTACCATAAGGGCTACCATGTGCTGGTACTTGAGCAACGTTAGGGTTTCTATGAGCCATCCGTCCGGTAATAGTACCGTTAGGAATAACAAATCCATGTACTCTGCCATCATCCTTGACAGCTTCAACCCATGAATCAATCTGAGCTATACGCTTTTGTAACAATAAAAAGTCTGCAATAAGTTTAGCTTCGTGGATATGTGTGATCTTGGATAAAGTTTTCTCATCAACAATAGGTTGACCAGTAGGAGTAAACCTATCCGGCTTCCAACCAAAGTCTATAAGGTACTCACCTATCTGCTTACGACTACCAAGATTAAACTCTTGTAATGTTTGTCGCATGAAAGGAAGGTAGTTGCTTGTATCTAAACAACGCTGATACTCATCATCAGTCATACCACGCTTAGATAGATTACCATCTTTCTTAATGTAGGGTGTGACTTGTTTAGTATCAACCCACTTAGGCTTGAATGTTTCATGGACTTCATCTTCTATTACTTGTTTCTTTTGTCTAAGCTCTGCTAATAATCCAAGAGCTAAAGGCATATCAAAATTAAATCCATCTGTCTCTTGTTGCTTAACAATACCAGCAACATCTTGCTCAAGAGATATACTCTCTGGTGTGAATCCCTTAGATTCTTTTCTAAGTTCTTCAAATACTTTGGTATTTAATTCTACGTCTCGAACACAATAGGTTAGCATTTCTTCTGAGTAATTGTAGTAGTCCTCGAACTCAATCTTAGGGTATCCAAGTTTGTATCCCCATGTTGCTAGACTATGACCACCGTCTCTGGTAGGATTAAATAATCTAGATAGCACAAGGGTATCTATAACTTCTATAGTACTAAGATCAATACCTGCAAACTTTTCTACTAAGGGTATGTCAAACCCTATAATGTTATGTCCAATCAAACGAGTAGCTGTAGTTAAAAACTTATAGCCTTCATCTAGATTGTCCGGTGTAAATTTATACACCTCTTTTGTTTCTGCATCTTGAGCAACAAGACACCACACTTTAGTAGCATCTAGTCCATCAGTTTCAATATCAAATACTAAGTCCATAATTAAAATGCCTCCGATGAAGAGTTATCAAAATTTATATCTTCATCTGTTAGTTCAGATAATCTACCAGTCTCACCGTCATAGATAACTCTAGCCGCTAGACCTACATCACCTGTGTATCTTGATTTAAGTACACGAAGTCTTGTAGTCCTAGCTTCATCAGGATCATCTGCTTGTTGATTACGTTCTAAAGCAATCACACAATCTGATAACTGACCAATACTATTAGAGCCACGAAGATGTGAAAGGCTAACCTCTACTCCATTCTCGTGTCCTTTGTTACCATCAACTCTTCTAAGATGTGATACAAGAATAATCCCTGCACCTGTCTCTTCAACTAAACTTCTAAGCCTAGTCATAATAGAATCAATAGCTCGTCTCTCGTCTCCGTCATGCACAGCACTGACTAGCATATGTAAATGATCAATGACCACCCACTTACAGTCACATCCTATAATCATAAAGCGAAGCTTGGTAAAGATATCATCAATGTCATTGGTGCCAAAGTGTGAGTGAACCCATACTCTGTTTTTATTCTCACCATCATACAAGATATCAAACATCTTATCAAGTTCTTCTTTAGAAAACTTCTCACGTTCTTCATCAACATACAGTCTGGCGTTAGCTTCAATGGAAAGTATACCATCAATGGTACGTCTCCAATCTTCTTCTAATGCTATAATACCTACGTTGTCTGTAGTACTTTTAATAAGATGATGTTCTAGTTCTCTGGTTACACTAGACTTACCAAGTCCTGTACCACCTGTTAAAGTTACAAGCTCTCCCTGTCTTAAGCCATACAGCTTTTTGTTTAGTCCTTCATAAGGATAAGGGACGCTTGGTTTCTTCTCTCGGTTATGAAACTTCTCACGTTGTTCTGATACATTGATAACACCAGAGGGTGTGTATACCTTCGAAGCCCACCAAGATTCAACAAAATCTTTGTGCTTATTACTACGAAGCATATCGTTAGGGTCTTTGAAACCATTAGGAAGTGTGAGTATCCTAGCCTTGCCCGGTTTAAATAACCTAGCAACTTTAACCGATGCTTCTTTACCTGCCTTGTCGTTATCGAATGCAATGATTACATTCTCAAACTCTTCAAAGAACTCTAAGCTTTCTTTGATATCTTTGACGGCACCTTGAGCACCACGTTTAATGGATACGACAGCCCACTTACTACCTAGTAGTTCGTAAGCCGCCATAGCATCACACTCCCCTTCGGTTATGGTGACATACTTGCCACCCTTGAAAAGCTGTTGACCGAATAGTCCGGTATCGTTATAGCTACCAGAGACAAAGAAATCTTTACTAATAGTATTCCTATATTTCGTAGCAGATAATTCATGTCCGTTGTAATACGGATACAAATGTTTAACGACCTGACCCTTCAAGTCTTGCACAGCCTTAACACCATACTTCTGTGCTGTAGCCTGAGAGATTTTACGATCTGTCAATGCCATGAAGTTGCCTTCAAGCACACTGTCTGGTTGTTTTTGTTGTGTTGTTTGTGGTTCTGTCATAGTCTTTCCTTCACATGCGTTATTATAATTAGGCATAAATTCTCCACAACTGAAACACTTTGCCGAACCGTCTGCGTTGATACCAACAGCATCACTGCTCGGACAAAGTGGACAGGGTTGTTTCAACTTATCCCAAGTTTTATCTTCCATAGTAGCCCTCCTAAAGACTAAGATTTATCGTCGTCTGTTTCGTCCTCCATTACCTCTGGCTCTGGCAGGACAATAGCTTCATCTCTACTCTTGAGTAACTCTTCTAAGTTAGCTCGATGAGTACGACTTGCAAAGTCTAAAGCTTCAATAATTATCTGTAGGTTACCAACCTTCTGTACAACAACAGTAGCTTCTTGCTTTACAGCATCATCACTAATGTTATTAACATCAAAGTTAGTAACTACATCTTCATTCGTAATAGTTATAATCATTTAGAATTCCTCGTTGTCGTCCGTGTTGCCCTCAACATATTCAATAAGGTTCTCTACCTTTACAGCCATGAGCTCGGCAAATTGTCCGAAGTCATTCTTGTAAGGCTTGATCTTTACCACTACTTCCGAACCATTACCAACACTAACATCAATGGATTCACCATCAACGTTAACTAATTTAGGTGCAACGTTTGCCTCACCATCATTCTTGGTGGCTCGTTTACTAAAAGTAAATGCCGGTTCATCATACTTAGCCTGACCTGCTCTATCTTTAACTTGGTTAAGACCTATGCCTTCAAGTTTAGAAGCAGTGTCTGCATCCGTTAGTACAGTCAGACCATACTTGTGAGGTTGGAACCTCGTGTTTGGCGATGTAATGTTTGCCCACATTGCCTTTCCTTTTACATACTCATACATATATTATACCTCCTTAAGGTTTGTTTTTGTTATAAGTGCACACATTATAGCACACTTTGTTTGTAAAGTCTATAGTTTATTTAATTAATTTTAAGTGCCGGTGGGGTGCAAGACCGGCAACTTGTCTAACTGGGGTCAGTCAGATGATATAGGTTAAGGATTTTAGAGAGGGCTAACCTATCCCACACGTATTAGTTATCCCTTATGCAGGGTAGTATCTCTTCCCAAAATGTTAGAGGTGTATTGTCTAGCTTAACCTTGAAGGTCTCATCTAGTTTTTCCACCATGTGTCCTACACTTGGGTAATGTTCTGCCATGTACTCACCAAATTTTCTATACTCCTCTCGAGTTAGAATCTCTGTGCTGTACTGTTGTCTTTCTGCTAAATACATAAGCTGTATTATAACATAACATCCTATCAATGTCAACCCTTAAAAAAATTAAAGGCTATTTTTCAGACATTAACTAGTATGCTATTTAACTTTCCTCTGCCAGTTGTTAGGGTAGTAGCCTATCTCTTCTAAGTCAAGTATTCTTTTTACTCTTTCAAGAACATCTTGAATAGCATGAGCTTCTATCAAAGAACAACTACCAGTCTCAAACAAACTTGACGTTCCCCACATAGCATCGTTGAAATCTTTAATCACAAAATCAATGTCTTGTTGTTGTGTTTTAATCGTTACTATTTTATGTTTCATTTACCTTGTCCTCTATATTTTTTATAGTTAGCTTTTTGATTCTTGTTCATGGTTGAGGTGCTAACGTTCCCTCCACCTTGACTTGTCTTCTTACCTTTGCCTTTAGTAGCAGAGATGTAAGCCTTTAATGTTTTAGTTTTTGCCATGTCCTACCTCCATACATGAACGCCATTCATTTTGATTTACTTCGTATGGATAGAGGGTAAAAAGTTTAGCCCTACATACCTCATAATGTTTTACACGCATTGGTTTTTCTTCAGCTACTAGAAGTTGAAAAGACATGCTAATTAAAAACACCCAGAGTAATCCGGCAGTAACTGTAAGATAAAAGTTATCCATAAGTTACCTCATCTTTCTTACGCTTGTCTGTAAATTCTTTAACAACTCTACCACTAGCATAAGTAGTTTGAAAGTAATTATCTTCCTCACTCTTATGAAGATACAAAGATGTTACAGTCTTATCAAGCTCCTCTTCACTTAACCTCTCCTTCCCATTCAATACTGCGTCAAGATACTGTGTCATTTTTTAACCTCTCTAATTTTTTTAAGTTCTTCTATCTGATGCCACTTGTAAAACATTTGATTCTCTGAATCCCAAAAGTTTCCTCGTTGATTTTTATTTCTGTTCATGTAGCGTGGTGGTATGTGTGGTTTAATCTTTCCTTTAGATAACAACTCTGTGTATATAAAGAAAGACGCAAACAAACTTATTAATCCTGCTAATACAAATATTATTTCTATCAATGTGAACTCCTTAATTCTTTCATAATGTCTCCTTCGTTATTGATCTCATCTCTTAACTCCCTCAACCCTGTTAGTTGCTTGTTGTCAAAAGACCAGTTCTTTTTATCTGTTAATCTTGTTATGTTATTAATGGCACTGACCTCCTCAAAACTTATCATACTATCTAATGCTTCCAAAGGCGAAGCACTGTATGTCTTGAGTTGTTCTTTCTTGCCATCAAAGATAACATCTACTAAATATTCTTCCACTAAATTCTCCCGTCAAAATTTCTTTCTTGTTGTTGTTCGTTAATCTTTTGTAGTTCTTTGTATGTACTGACACTTTGATTTTCTTTTAATATTTTCATTATCCATTTGTCTGACATAAAAGATAAATGTAATTGTCCGTTACCAAACACATGGGTTTGATCAGGCATAAGTTCTTTTACATTAGACACAGTAATCTCTTTGCCTTGATCTTCAGGCAAGATAGATTGTAGCCACTCAACCTGTAAAGGTTTGACTAGCTTTCTAAGTTTCTTTATTTGTTTACTATTTATTGCCAAGCTTTGAACTCCATGTATGGTGTTTCTTTATGTCCTTCAGGCAAGAACTCTATCCTGTCAACAACCTCTTGTAAATCATAAGTTGTTTCAATAGTTTCTCCTTCATCATCATGACCCATGATAAGACCCATACCTGCAAAGTTTCTACCACTCCAACTAAAGTATCTGTTCTCATCTTTAAGTAAGCCTTCATCATCTACATACAGATCGTCTGCATCTGATAAACTTACTACATCAAAAGTTCTACAGTCTATAAGGTCATAGATTTCTCTATAGTCCCCACCATATACTGCTTCTTTGACTGTCTCGTCAAATGGATTTACTAAAATTACTCGCACTTGTTATCTCCTTAAATTTTACTCCTAACAACTTATGTATTCTATCCTCAAACAAACTAATGTGTTTAAGAATTTCTTCTTGCTCTTTGAATGTTAGGTTTTCAAAGTCTGCAATATGTTCTGATGGTTTGTTAAAGAGCAGCATAAGATAATCAGATACCTCATGTTTAGCTTTAACCTTTGCACTCACCTTAATATTTTTATAGTGTATCACGATTCCTCTAAGTTGTCAAGCTGAGATTCTAATTCAGATACTTCTTGTTGTAACTCTTCAATCTTACAGTCAGCAATTCTTGAATCAGATTGTAAGTCTCCGATCTCAGATACTTGCCTGTCAACTGTGTACTCTAACATATCTATTTTATCTGATAAGTCTTCAATGATATCATCAAACTTATCTTCTAACTTTTCTAAGTCTGTTAGCTTTGTTTCTTTTATTGCATACATTATTCCACCTTACTTATTAAACCATTAACCATTGTAACACCGGCAAAGAACTCACGAGTTCCTGTACCTTCAGGGTGTTGTGGTCTGTTACAACCTGCAAATGTCCCATCACTTTTATATTCATCACCGAACATAGAAGTCTCTGTGTATTTCAAAGGTTCACCTATGTGTTCCTTCATTTGTTTTTTACTTTCGTAATTTAATATCATCATGCTATTGCCCTCGCAATTATATTATTATCAATTACAAAGCCCGAAGTATCCTTCTTGCCTTGCCCCTTTGCAACAAGTCCAACTACAACACGAGACTTATCAAGAAATCTCATGTCGTGTTTGTCCCCGTCAATTACTGTCAATCCTCTAAACATTGTAGGTAGAGCATCACGAAAGACTACTGCTTTGTTGTTCGATACTTTGTCGAACAGAGTAGCATACTTATCATTAGCTTCGGAGTAACTCCAAGTCAAATGATAATTAGGTATGTGCTCTACCTTCCTTGTTGGTATTTTTGTATAGTCATAGAATTGTATCTGTGGGAACAGGGCAAATATATTATCGTGCCCTTCAACCTCGATAGTTTCCCATTGAATATCACTTGTGCCATTGAGCCTTAGAGCAGGAAGTTTTCCTAGTCTATCGCATTCCCTTAAGAATGTACGAACATCTTTCACAAGGGCTGTCATGAAGTCTGACCTATCGTTTATAAACCATAGAGACTTCTTGATTCTTGACTGTTGCACATTAGAAAATTTACCCATACCTGCTGTGTTCAAACAGGCTTCACTGCACTTAGCAATCTTAGCATAAGGGCATAGAGTATTCTTGCCATCAGCTAAATCATCAGGTGCTAGGTATACAATCCTGCTAAAGTATTTGTCTTGAATCTTGTTGCTCTTGGCAATCTTTGTACTGCCCTGAGATATGATGTTATAGTTTGGCATTAGTCCTCCTTAGTGTAGTGGTTTCTTTGAGCATTCAAAGATTCCGTAGCCATTTGTCTATAGTCGGCAGTTGATACTGCTTGACTACAATGTATTGATAGGAACTCTATCATAGTTATTGGTACAGGTCTATCAATATTGTCATAACAATACTGAAGGCAATCATCTTCTAA